GACAAGACCGCTTGAAAGAGTATAAAAAACACCGTGATTTTGAGAAGTTTCATGGAGAATTGAGAACTGGAGAGCTCCTCCCGACTCAACAGTTGGATGTTGTTTATGATCCTTCTCTTACCTTATCCAAAATTCGTGCAGAGCTTGATAAAAAGGTTAAGCCCTTGAATATTGGAGTTATCATTGTGGATTATATAAATCAAGTAAAGCGGTCAAGTCTTCCTAATAGAGGGGGTCAGTATGACTGGACAGAACAGATAGAAGTTTCTAAAGCATTGAAGTCAATGGCACAAGAGTTTGATTGTACTGTATTCTCACCCTATCAAACAGACGCTACAGGTGAGGCTCGTTTTGCAAAAGGTATTTTAGATGCGGCCGATGCTGCATATACACTTGAAACCTATGACCATGAGGATGGTTGTATCACTCTTAATTGTGTTAAAATGCGTTCAGCAGCTATGCGATCTTTCACATCCACAGTAGACTGGGAGTCATTAAAAGTAGGCCCCGAGACTGCGTTAACACCTCAAGAGAAAGAGGATTCTGCCCATAAAACAGGTGAGGATATAAATGATATCTAAAAATAGTTCTTGATTTTTGAGGCCAGTTGTAGTATAATAATGTTGTATAAATAAAAGAAGTAAATAAAAGTGACCGTAGAAGAGCTATTAAGACAGAGAGAATTATACTTTATACCAAAAGGTGCTGACTTTTTAGTTAGCTGTCTTAATCCCGAACATGAGGATAAAAACCCCAGTATGAGGATTGATCAAATTACGGGTATTTATCAGTGTTTTTCTTGTGAATTTAAAGGCAATATATTTACATATTTTGGGGAAAAGGCAAATCAATTACAGCTAAGACGAGAATTTCTAAAACGAAAAATTAGAGAAAAGAGGTCTGAAAGCATTGGTTTGTCTTTTCCCCAGAGTACTATTCCTTATATTGGAAATTGGAGAGAAATTAAACCCGAAACATATAAAAAGTTTGAAGCATTTCAATCAGTAGAAAGCAACTTTATAGGACGAATTAACTTTCCTATAAGAGATATATCAGGACGTATAGTAGCGTTTAACGGTCGTCATACTACAGGAGGAACTCCTAAGTATATGATATCGCCCACGGGTGCAAAGCTACCTCTATTTCCTTTAGTAAAACCTATACAAGGTAAAGTAATCTTAGTAGAAGGTATATATGATATGCTTAACTTACAGGATAAGGGATTAACAAATGCAGTTTGTACTTTTGGAACAAAGAATATTAATGAAGATAAGTTAAAAATGCTTTCTATACAAGGAGTTGATAGTATAGATGTATTTTTTGATGGAGATGATGCAGGTCAGACTGCTGCAATGAAAATAAAGGAGATGTGCAAGCAAGTAGGTTTGTTACATCGAAACATTTGTCTCAAGAACACAGATCCTGGGGCATTAAAACAACAAGCAATAGAAACTTTAAAGAGAAAATTATATGGCTAAGGTTGCCCTAATAGAAACCAAACCGAGTAGAACCAATTTTAAAAAAGAATTCGATAATCAGATAGAGTTTGATCAGTATCAGCTATGTTCTGATAGAAATCTAAAAAAAGTATTAAAACGAGATTGTGACATTGAGATTGACACAAGTGCATATGACTGGCTAATTCTAGTAGGTAGTGATGCATTGAAGTATTTTACTAAAATCAATTCAGTTACAGAATATTCAGGTAAAAGAGTAGAAGAAAAGTTTTTACCTATCATTAATCCCGCTATGCTTACTTTCAAGCCCGAGGCACAACGAACTTGGGATGAATCTAAGAAAAGTGTGTTAGAGTATATAAACGATAATAAACAAGACACAATTATCACAGAAGAAAATGTTAAAGGTATACAAGATACTAAAGAATGTAATGATTACATTAGAGCAGCTATAGCATCTTCTTCTCCTTATGTAGCCCTTGACTCAGAAACTACAGGTTTATATCCTAGAGATGGATATATTCTCGGAGCCTCTTTATCTTATGAAAGAGATCGCGGGGTTTATATAGATACAGAGTGTTTCGATGAAACCACAGAAGAATTATTACAACAGTTATGGAATGAAAAGATAGTAGTATTTCACAATGCTAAATTTGATATAGCTTTCTTTGAATATCATTTTAACTTTAAATTCCCCCGATTTGAAGATACCATGTTACTACATTATCTTATTGATGAGAATCCAGGTACTCATGGATTAAAACAGTTAGCTATGAAGTATACTGTTTATGGAGATTATGAAAAGCCTCAAAATGATTGGATGGCGCAGTATAGAAAAGAACATGGTATAAGAAAAGATGATTTTACATGGGATTTAATTCCTTTTGATATTATGAAAACGTATGCAGCTATGGATGCTGTAGTGACTTTCTTACTTTATGAAAAATTTATAAAAATTAAAAGTAATAAAAGATTGGCTAAAGTATATGATAACATACTTATACCAGGATGCCGATTTTTAACAGACATACAGGACAATGGCGTACCTTTTGATAAAGATAGGTTAGTCAAGTCCCAAGAACTTATGCAAGTAGAGATTGATAATGCAGTTGCAGAACTGTATAAGCATCCTGCGATTGGTAAGTTTGAGAAAATAAATGGAAAAGATTTTAATCCAAATTCTACTGTGCAGCTTCGTAGTTTATTGTTCGACTTCATTGGGCTTAATCCTACTGGAAAGAAAACTGGCACTGGCGCAAATAGCACAGATGCGGAAGTTCTTGAAAAGTTGGCACAGCAATCCGAGGTCCCCCAACTTATCCTTACTATCCGACAAAAGTCTAAAATTAAAAATACTTATCTGGACAAAATCATACCTCAGTTGGACGGGGATAATAGATTACGTACGGGTTTCAACTTACATAGTACAACTAGTGGTAGGCTTAGCTCTTCTGGCAAGCTTAATATGCAACAATTGCCTAGGGATAATCCAATAGTTAAAGGGTGTATTAAAGCAGCTCCTGGACATAAAATTATTTCAATGGATTTAACTACAGCAGAAGTATATGTTGCTGCAGTTTTAGCAGATGATACGGCACTCATGGATGTGTTTCGTTCAGGAGGCAATTTTCACTCACAGATTGCAAAAAAAGTATTTAAACTACCTTGTGAAGCCAGCGAAGTAGCAGAGCTATATGGCATGCGACGACAAGCCGCAAAGGCAGTAACCTTTGGCATTATGTATGGTGCTGGTCCTAAAAAGATCAGTGAACAAGTTACTAAAGATAGTGGTACAGTTTTCACTGTAAATGAAGCTAAAAGAGTTATTGATGATTACTTTGCCGAATTTCACAAATTAAAAACATGGATCGAAAATAACCAGAATTTTATTAAACAAAACGGGTTTATTTATAGCTACTTCGGTCGTAAAAGGAGATTACCTAATGTCAAATCGACAGACAAAGTTATCCAGAGCCATAGCGTTAGGTCTGGTCTTAACTTTTTGGTGCAGTCTGCTGCTTCTGACATTAATCTTTTAGGAGCAATAGATATGGATTCATGGATTAAAGCGAGCGGAAAAAAAGCCCGCATATTTGCTTTAGTACATGACTCAATTCTAGCAGAAGTACCTGAAGATGAAATAGAAGAATATAAACAAAAATTAACAGGATTTATTCAAATGAATAGAGGTATTTCTATTCCTGGAACTCCTGTAGGTTGTGATTTTGAAATTGTACACGATGACTACTCAGGTGGTAAGTTCGAGAAGCTTTATGGTGATAACCTATAAACAATTTCATACATTAAGATTTCCTATCTTTATGTTACACAGTGAAACATGGGAAATTGTTGATGGGCTTTTCTTTTGTGAAGGACAGTTAGTAGATGATACAAATATGACAGGTGATAGTTTAGGGGCGCGTAGAATACAAACGCCTTTCTCTAAACTATTTCCTTTGAAGAAAGCAATCATGGCCCCCAACGGTTTATTAAAACAAAACACAAAATATTTTGTAGATAGTAATGGTATGCCCTTTATCTACGAAAAGACAAAATTTATGAGCTTGAAATACTTAAAAATACAGAAGGTAACCTTGAAAGATACTGCATCACTCTTAACAATAAAAGGGATACGTACTCCTTTTACTGTTCCTCGCCCTCCCGCATATGGATATGACTGGGCAGGCATACTACATTTACAGAGTTTACCTTGGATGCTTTATGAGTATGCTGAGACGAAACTCAAAGATACAAAAAGAAAAGTATGAAAGCAGTAATAAGTAATAGAATTTACATGGATTGTAGTGTCGAACTCCAAGAGAAGATCGACAAAGAACTTACCTATGCAATTCCCACTCACAATCCTTTAGATCCTCCTCAGATAATTAAGAATATGGGACTTATTCGCAAAGGGTTGATATCATTACCAGTAGGGCGATTAGATTTAATACCAAAGCATTACGAAGTAATAGATAAACGCATTAAAAAGCCAATAGAATTTCCTGAATTTAAGTTCGAGTTACGAGATAGCCAGCAGAAGGTTTACGATGAACTTGAAGACAATGCTATAATCAACGCTTGGGTCAGTTGGGGAAAGACTTTTACAGGTCTTGCAATAGCAGGTAAGTTAGGTCAAAAAACACTTGTTGTTACTCATACTGTTCCTCTAAGAAATCAGTGGGCAAAAGAAGTAGAAAAAGTATTTGGTATTATACCAGGCATTATAGGCAGCGGAAGATTTGAACTTGATGCTCCTATCGTAGTAGGGAATACTCAAACTTTATACCGAAACATAGATAAGATTCGTAAAGAATTCGGAACTGTTATTCTGGATGAAATGCATCACGTTAGCAGTCCAACCTTTTCTAAAGTTATAGATACAAATTACTGTCGCTATAAGATAGGATTGTCAGGCACTATCGAAAGAAAAGATGGAAAGCATGTAGTATTTCGAGATTATTTTGGTAATACTATATTCAAACCACCGAAAGAAAACTACATGACTCCTAGTATACATTTAGTTGCATCTGAAATAAGATTCATGGATGGGGCTAGGATACCGTGGGCTAATAGAGTAACAAAGTTAGCAAACGATGAAGAATATCGTCACACAATAGCTATGCTGGCGGCGGCCTACGCCGCAAGAGGGCATAAAGTATTGGTCGTAAGTGACCGAGTAGCTTTTCTAAAAGCCTGCACTGAACTAACGGGAGACAGAGCAATTTGTGTGACAGGAGATGTTTCTCACGAAGAAAGAGAGGTACTAATAGAAAAAATGCTGACTAAAGACAAGAATGTTTTGTATGGTACTCAAGCAATTTTTTCAGAAGGCATATCAGTAGATACACTTAGTTGTCTCATACTTGGTACACCTATAAATAATGAACCTTTACTTACTCAGCTAATAGGACGAGTGATTCGGAAAAGAGAAGGAAAAATAAATCCTGTTATAATAGATATACATTTGAAAGGTAATACTGCTAGAAAACAAGCTTCAAATCGTGTGGGGTTCTACATGAAACAGGGCTGGCATATGAAGTACCTTTGAAAAAATAATTCTTGACAATATATCAATTTTAGAGTATAATTATGTTCTTATTTGACTGGAAAAAAGTTTACGACGCAGCAGATGGAAACATCTATGAGTGTAATTTAATTATGGAAATGCTCATAAAAAAGAGTATTCCAGAAAATAGATATGATCCTATTTATAAATTTTTTGAAATGGATTTTCATGGACATAGCTTTATACTACACCCCGATCTTCTTTTATACCATGCTTATAAGTATTTAATTAGAGATATTACAGTATACTATGCGCTTGCTTCATTAAGAAGTTTGCCAGAATATTTTGTATCTCAAAAAATAACACTAGATCGACTGCATTTACCAGTAGAACTAGACACAATCAAAGACAATAGACTACTTACGGTAGATTATGATAATATTCATTTTTTATACGAAGAAGTCCCAATGGAGAAAATACACTAATGGCTTTATCATTTAACAAACAAACTGGCGGCGCTCAGAAATCCTCAATTAACTCTTTTCAGTATAAAGACGGCGACAATAAAATGCGCGTTGTAGGGGATATCCTTGCTCGCTACGTTTATTGGATTCAAGGAGAAAACGGTAAAAACATTCCTTTAGAATGTTTATCTTTTGATCGTAACAAAGAACGTTTCAATAACAAAGAACAGGATTGGGTTCGTGAATATTACCCTGATTTAAAGTGTGGCTGGAGTTATGCCACTCAGGTAATCGACCCTAACGACAATACTATAAAAGTAGCAAATCTAAAGAAAAAACTGTGGGAGCAAATAATTACTGCTGCAGAAGATCTTGGAGATCCTACCGACACTGAAACTGGTTGGGATATATGTTTCAAACGAGTTAAAACTGGCCCTCTACCTTATAATGTAGAGTATCAACTTCAAGCATTGAAGTGCAAGCCTCGTGCTCTTACCGAAGCTGAATTAGCCCTTATTGCAGAGCTTAAATCTATGGATGATGTTATGCCTCGTCCAACTGCTGATGCACAGAAAGAACTTCTTGATCGCATTCGTAATGCAAATCAAGATAATGATGATGAGACTCTCGAAGAACAATTTAACGTAGGATGATTTTATTTACGGCAGACTGGCACATAAAACTGGGACAGAAAAATGTCCCAGTTGACTGGGCTTTTAACCGTTATAAACTGTTTTTTAAACAACTTTACGAATTAGAAAAACAATGTAGTATGCATATAATCGGGGGCGATATTTTTGATCGCCTACCGAATATGGAGGAACTTGAGCTTTACTTCTCTTTTATTAGAGAAGTAGGGATTCCTACGATTATCTATGATGGAAATCACGAAGCTACAAAGAAAAATAAAACCTTTTTCTCACAGCTAAAACAAGTTACTAGAGATATTAACCCTTTAATCAATATAGTAGATATTTCTTATGTTGATAAAGACTTAGG